CAGGCGCAGCAGCGGGGCCGCCGGCAGCAGCAGGAGCAGCAGCAGGGCCCAGGGCCCGGGGTGTTCTCCGGCGGAGACCGACAGGAACACGACCGCGAACACGTCCTGTGTGATGAGCACGCCGATGGCAAGGCGCCCGTAGAAGGATCCGGACTCACTGCGCGCCTCCAGGGTCTTGGCCGCGAAGACCGTGCTGGAGAAGGACAGGGCGAAGCCCAGGAGGAGCAGGGACGACCAGCTGACGTCCTGGAGCATCACCAGCCCGGTGAACCTCAGCGCTCCGATGAAGAGGGCGATGAGCAGTGTGGAGGCGAGCATGTGGAGGGTGGCGGTGCCCCACACCTCGTGGCGCAGCAGGGAGCGCACGTTCAGTTTCAGGCCGATGGTGAAGAGCAGCAGGGTCACGCCGAGGCCGGCCGCGGTCTCCAGCACCGGTGTGAGCCCGTAGCCGAGGGCGTTGAGGACGAAGCCCGCCGCCAGGAACCCGACCAGGGGAGGCAGTCGGACCGCCGAGGCTCCGAGCCCTCCGGCGAACGCGGCCACGATGAAGGCGGGTTCCATGCGCGCCCTCCGCTTCGTCTGGAGCAGTTCGGACAGGGCGGCCACCGTCGTTCCGCCCGGCGGGCTCCCGCTCCGACGGAGGGCACGGTGCCCGGACGGATCCGCGCGGACGAGGCGTCAAACCCCTCTGACCAGCGGTTACCGTGCTTCCCTCGAGTAGACGACACAGTACCCGCACCTGTGCGCGACTCCCGGGTACGCGTGTCGGGAACCCGGACACGCGGGTGCGGGGCGGGCGTCCGGGAGGCGCGGCCGACCCGAGGGAAGCAGGCTGACGTGCACGCCCTCGGAGGGGCACCAGCACGAATCCGGGCAGTACAAAAGAAACAGCCGGGCCTGTGTGGTGTTCAGGTCCGGCTGTTTCTCCACTGTCTCAAGGTGGCGCACTCGGGAGGACTCGAACCCCCAACCTTCTGATCCGTAGTTGCGCGCCGATGGTTTGCGAACGGCCGTAGTAGTTCGCTGACCTGGGCGTATGGTCTACCGCGAACCACGGCGAATCACCACGGTTTTACGCCAGTAGCTACACCCGTTGCTACACCTGACCCTCAAAACTGAAGCGGCCCCGAACGGTGTTGGAGCACCGGTCAGGGCCTGGTCAACCACCTGCGATACCAGGAGAAGACCTGTGTCTACCGTACCGCGCCCTGCGCGTCCCACCGAGCCGACCGAGGCGGACGCCCTCCGAGCCTTCCTCGACGCCGTCGCCGACCTCCTCGACGTCCCCGTCGACTCCGTCGCCTCGATCGCCGAATACCACCGCGCCGTCAAGGACCGGGCCATCATCGCCAAGGTCGCCATCCGCGCCACGGCCGACTACATGGACCCGGCCATCGCCGTCACCTGGATGCGCGAGGAGCTGGCGAAGCTCGAAGGCGGTGTCCAGTGAGCACCACCAGCACCCCACAGAATAAGCCCCTGTCTGGCGGCCAGCAGTACGCCCTCGCCTTGGCGGTGGCGGGCATGCTCGCCGTCGGCGCCTACGGCCTCGTCATCTCCTACTGGACCGTCCGGGAGCTGGCGGTGAAGCTCCACATGCCGCTCCCGCACATCTTCCCCATCGGCATCGAGGGCGGCATGATCGCCGTCCTCGCGATCGACATCGTCCTGACGTGGATCGGCCGCCCCATCGGCTGGCTCCGCCAGGTCGCCCGCGCGCTGTCGGCGACGGCCATCTCGATCAACGCCTACGCGGGCGCCGAGTACGGACCGGCCGCGGTCGTCATGCACGCCCTGGCCCCCGCCATCCTCATCGTCGGCGTCGAGGCGCTCCGCCATCACCTCCTGGTAGTCCTCCAGGTGCCCGAGGATCGCGAGCCCATCCCGCGCGGCCGGTGGCTGCTCGCCCCGCTGTCCTCGGCGGCGATGGGCAGGCGGATGGTCCTGTGGCAGCAGCCCCGGTACACGGACGCGCTCGACACCCACTTGGACCGCCACGAAGCCATCGCCGAGCTGAAGCGCGCGTTCGGGTGGCGGTGGAAGCGGCACATCCCCGCCGGCCTCGCGTACCGGCTGTCAGTGGGTGTGCGCCTGGCCGAGTCCACGGCGGAGGTGCGTGCGCTGCTCGCCGCCCACTACGCGCGCACCGAGCAGGAGGCCCGCACGGTGAGCGTGCGCGAGGTTCCCACCGAGGAGCCGGGCGCGCATCCGGCGCTCGACGCGCACACGTGGCGCGAGCCGGTGCGCGTGCGGACGGGGGAGCGCACGCACACAGTGGTCGGCGGCGACCGCGTGGACGGTTTCCTGTCCCCCGGCGGGCGCGCACTCCAGGCGGTGCGGTGCGCGCCGCGCGCGGCCGTGCGCGCGGCCGTCGAGCAGGGGGACGCGGCGGTGGCCGCGCTGCGCGGGTGGGACGCGGACAGCGCGCGTGCGCGCCTCGCCCCCGCGCGCCCCGACGCGCCCACGCCTCCCCGTGCGCGCGCACCGCGCATGCAGGATGACCAGCCCGAACCGCACCCGGCGCGCACGGACGCGCCCCAGGATGCGCGCCAGGATGCGCGCCCCGGGCCAGTGGATGCGTGGATCACGGAACAGGCCGCGCGCGGAGTGCGCGACGCCGCGCGATTCCTGGAGGACGGCGGAGACGACGGCCAGGGCGACGCGCGCCCCGACCCGGCGCCGGATGCGCCGCCCGCGCCCACGGGTGCGGTGCGCGCGGCCAGGACGCGCGGGGACGAGTCCCGCGCGCGCATCCTCGCGCACCTGGACGCGCACCCGGACGCGCGCCCCGTGGACATCGCCGAGGAGGTCGGGCTGTCCCCGTCCCAGGTGCGCCGCCACCTCCAGGTGATCCGTGGGGGGTAGAGGCCCTTTGTTCCTCCCGGCTGTCGCCTGACCGGGGTAGAGTGTCCCTCGGATGAATGCGAAGAAGGCCCCGACCGTGATGGTCGGGGCCTTCTTGCTGCGGTCTACACCTGGTCGCGTCGCGCGGCGGCGAGGAGGGCCTGCCACTCGCGGGCGTCAGCGAACGCGATGTGGCCCAGTTCGCGGTGCTGGGTGTCTCGGACAGCCGCGCCCACGGGCAGGTCGGCGACCTCCACGCAGTTGTCGCCACGGCCGCTGTAGCTGGACTTGCGGAAGCTCAAGGTGGATGAATGCATGGGCGTCCTTGCTAGATGAGTGATTCCAGGTAGCGCACCGACGCCTCGGGAGACTCCGCTGCGCTACAGATGTGACTGAAGATCGACACGTAGTTCTGAATCGCCTCCGGCTCCTCCAGATAGAGATCCTCGGTCGCAGTCTCTATGTACACGAAGGGCAGGTCAGCGGGGTCGGGGAAGTCCAGGATCATGAACGCTCCCTCCATGGCGGCGTGGGACCCCTGGGCGTCACGGAGGACCTGAATGTCGACGGTCGGTCGGGTGGCCATGGTGATCAGGTGCCTGATCTGGTTGGCCATCACCTCGGGTCCACCGACGCGCTTTCGCAGTGCCGCTTCGTCCACCACGGCCCATACCTTCGGAGGGTCGTCCGAGGCGAGGATCTCCTGTCGGCGCATGCGCCCGGCGACCTTCCGGTCGATGTCCTCGTCGCTGAGCACGCGGCTTCCGCGCAGAACCGCGGCGGCGTAGTCGGGGGTCTGGAACAGGCCGGGGATGAGCAGGGCCTCGAAGGTGCGGATCATGGAGGCGCCGGACTCGAAGTCGGCCAGGCCGCCGCGAAGGACGTCCTTGAAGTCGACCCACCAGCCGCGCACGCGGGACTCACGGGCGAGAGACATGAGCGCCTCCCGCATGTCGTCGGGCAGCTCGTAGACCTCGGCGAGATCGCGCATGTCGCGAACGCTCGGCAGCTTCCACTCGTTGCGCTCCATGCGCGAGAGCTTGCCGCTGGCCCAGCCCAGCTCTTTGTTGACGCCGTCGATCGTCTTCCCGCGCTCCTCGCGCAGACGTCGTAGCACGGCGGAGAGCCGTCTCCGGCGCGCGCTCGGGCTGTATCTGCTGTCGGCCACTCGTCACCTCCTGGCCTGCTCGATCATAGGGCCACGCAAGGGATTCAGACATATCACCCACATGTGATTCGCATCTTGCGAAAATCATGCCACGTATCGCATGATGGCTGAACGCATTCATCCAGCCGCCCTCATCCAGCGGCACCCCTACCGGAGGTATGCCATGCGCTACCTGACCGAAGACCCCCCGCGTCTCTGGCGCCGACCGCGCCGCGCGTCCCGCGTGAGGACCTACGCCCCCGAGCCTGCCCCCGCCCTGGAACTGCTGCATGCCGTGCTCGCCGGACTTCGCCTCCTGGCGGTGACGACCCGATGATGCCCCCGCACTGTTCCCCCGAGCGGGCCCTGGACCGCGCCGGTCTCGTCCGCCACTGCATCCTCTCGGCCGGGCACGACGACGCCCACATGGACTCCCACGGCGACACCTGGGACCAGGTGCCCGTCGCGCTGGCCCGGCTCACCGCCGAGTGGGGCGCTACCCACCGGGTGGTCTTTCTGCCCTCCGGCATGTGGCTGGCCACCGCCCACTCCCCGGACGTCACCTGGCGCACCGAAACCGAGCCCACCGCCGAACAGCTGGAGGAGAAGCTGCGCTTCCACAACCCGACCCTGCCGAGGAGTGACCGCCGCATGACCGCAACGCTCACCCGTACCCGCACCGCCGCCCCGACCGTCCCGGCTCCCCGCACGGCCACGCCGCCGCCCAGCGCACCCACCGCCGCCGACTGCGGGAAGTGCAACGGACAGGGCGGAAGCTGGACGACCAACGACGGCCAGACCCCCGGCAAGAACATCGGCCGCTGGGTGCCGTGCACCGGCTGCAACGGAACGGGGAAGGTCTGATGGAGTCCCTCGACTACGCCCCCCTCGCCGCGTCTCTCGCCGGACGCCTCCAGGAGCGCGGCGCACCCGAGCACATCGCGCGCCTGTTCGTCCGGGTGCCGCGCCACCGGTTCCTGCCCGACGTGTACTGGACGTCGGACGGCTCTCGCGTCGACCGCACCACCGACCCGGCGACGTGGCTGCGCACCGCCTACACCGACCAGCCGCTCACCACGCAGAGGGACGACGGCACCGACGAAGGCATGGGCTTCCCGTCCTCGTCCAGCTCCGCGCCGTCCGTCATGGCGCGCATGCTCGCCGCGGCGAGGATCGAGCCCAACATGCGGGTACTGGAGATCGGCACCGGCACGGGATGGAACGCGGCCTTGTTGTCCGAGCTGCTGGGGTCGCGCAACGTCGCCTCGGTCGAGATCGACGAGGCCATGGTTGCTGCCTCACGCCTTGCCCTCTACACCGCCGGGTACACGCCGGACGTGGTGCTGGGCGACGGCGAGCGCGTCGAAACCCGATACCCGGCGTACAGCCGGATCATCTCCACGTGCACCGTGGCGAACGTGCCGTGGCGGTGGCTGGAGCAGATCCGCGGCCGGGGCCGGATCGTCACCCCGTGGGCGCCGACCCCCGGTGCGCCGGGAGGGGTGCTCGCTGTCCTGGACACGGTGACCGCCACCCACGCCGAAGGGCGCTTCGAGGGGTCGCTGTCCTTCATGTGGTCCCGGACTCAGCGGTGGCCCGGCCAGCCCGCCCCGTCCCCAGACCTTCGCGCCGAGCGCACGGACCAGGTGGACGGCGACCCGCGCGAGCCGTGGTTGGACGGCGAGCAGGCTGTCCTCCTGTCCCTGCTCCGTCCTGCCTGGAGCTTCGGCATGGGCACGGAGCCCGGTGCCGAGGCCCCGTATGTGTGGCTCGCCAGCACCCAGTGCGACGGTTGGGCGCGGCTGCACGCGGACGGCCGCGTCGAGCAGGGCGGCGGGCGACGCCTGGTGGACGAGGCCCGCACGGCATGGCAGTGGTGGGCGGCGCAGGGGCGACCGGCCGTTTCCGACTTCGGGCTGACCGTGGACCGCTCCGCCGGACGCCAGACGGTCTGGCTGCACGGGCCTCAGCACGCGGTGTGGTCCACGCACCGGCAGATCCTGTAGACCCCCGCGCGTCCGGTGGGTTCCGCCCCGGGCGCGCGGGCTCCAGGCGGCCACCCGAGCGCAGGGGAACGCACGGTGGCCAGCGGGACCGCAGAGGGGGGAGAACTACGACTGCGGTCCTGCACGCGAAAAGGACGCCCCGCCCCTCCCAGATGGGAGAGGCGGGGCGTTCGCGTGCGCGGGTCCTACTTGCCGAGGCGGCGCTGCACCCAGGCCGCCACGGCGGTGAGCGCGGCGGTCCCAGCGGCCATCCCGTAGGCGGCCCACTCGATCGCCTCACCCGGGGTGACAACGTCGAGGGTGAGGGCGGCGACCGCGACCAGCACGGTGGACGCGAGGCCCTGCGCGGCGGTACGCAGCGCGCGGATGCGGGCGTCCTGGCGGGCCTCGGCGCGGCTGCCGGGGGTCGGGGTAGGGGCGGCGTGCGTCATGGTCAGGCCCCCTTCAGCTTCACGGTGCCGCTGATCTCGGCCGTCGCGGGCAGCTCCCCGCCACCACCGCCGGAGACCGCCGCCGCGGCGCGCTCCGCCTCGCGGCGGGCCACGGCGCGGATGAGCTGGGCGTAGCTCTCGCCGGTCATGGCCTTGACCGAAGTGACCTTGGACCCCACGTACTGGCGGGCGGCGAGCAGGCCCGCGCTGGTGCCGGCCCCCCACTGGCCGTCGACCCCGTAGGGCTCCAGGTGGCTGCCGAATCCGGCGGACGCGATGAGCCGCTGGACGGCCTTGACCCCTTCGGAGGGGGTGGGGATGCCGTCGCCTTCTCTGAGTCCGAGCAAGTCAGATCCTTCCGTGATGGCCCCGGGGGGCTGGGTGAACGTACCGTCCTTGACGAGCGCGTAGGCGCGGTCGCCGGGGCAGCTGGTCGAGACGAAGTCGCGGTGCCCGAGCACCGTTCCGGCGTTTCCGTGGTCTTCCATGAGCCACTGGCGGAGCGCGCGCACCGCGTTGATCTGGGCGTCGGTCGGGGTTTCACCGGGGCCCAGGCCCAGGGTCACGCTGTAGTGGGTCCGGTTGCCTCCGGGCTGTGCGGCCTGCTCTTTGCGGAGCCCGCGGCCCTCCACGATGTAGCCCTGGGGCGTCGCACCGAAGCTGTATCCGGTGTCGACCCAGCGGCGGGACGGCCCGGTGTGGAAATCGCGGACGCCCTGCCAGTAGTCGAGGAAGTCGTCTAGGGTGCCGCCGGGGAGGCCCTGGTCGCTGCCGTCGTAGTGCACGACGAGACCGGACTTCGGATCAGCGTGGGCGGCCGGGCTGGTGGCGGACCATCCGAGGTCCGCCCGGCTGACGTACAGGGGTGGTCGGGGCACTGTGCCTCCAGGCATGACGAAGGGCCCGGCGGTTGCCGGGCCCAGGGTGGGGTTGGTCAGGTGACCAGGGTGATGATGACGGTGGTGAGCGTGCCGACGAGGATGCCGATGCCGGTCACGACCAGGGCGACGATGCTGATCGTCCGACGGCCCCGGGCATCCATGTCCTCCCGGGTCACCGCGGTTCTCTCCACGGTGTCCAGCCGGGTGTCCAGCCCAGCTATCTGGTTCTCGTGCTGATCGGCTCGCTTGTCCTGCTGCTCCAGGCGGGACAGGATCACATCCAGGCGCCCGCGCACCTCGGTCAGCCCGACCTCGACCACCCGGTGGATGTCGGCCAGGGTGTTCCCTCCTCCGGTCTCCGGGGGGCTCATCCGATGCGCTCCGCCCGCATGTACGACTCTCCGCCGACCTGCGCCGGGCTGGCGTGCGCGACCAGCTGGGCCCACGCGAACGTAACCACACCACCCCCGGCGACCTGGAGGATGGCCTGCTCGGTGCCCCACCCGCGTTGGCTGAGGTTGGGCAGGGCCAGCCCGTACTCGGCGACGGTCTCCAGGTTGTTGACGGTGGTGCGGGCCTGGTCCGAGTTTCGCGTGGTGGCGCTCGCGCCGGTGCCGCGCGTGTGTCGGAACCCCACGGAGGTGACACCGCTGCTGACCTGCCAGGCGGTGCGTATCCCGGTGGGGCCAGCGGTCGCCCCGTACCCGAACTCGATGGTGACCTGCCACAGGCCGCTCGGCAGCTGCATGGACAGGGCCGGGTCGGGCGCGGGGACGGCGATGTTGGTGCGGTCCTCCGACGTGCCCTTGTGGACGTAGATGGGCCTGTGTTCGTTGAGGCGTTCTGCGGTGACGCGCATCCCGGCCAGCCAGGGGAACGGCACGCGGGTCTCCTTCCTGCCCTACAGGGCGATGATCATGGGCTGGGCCAGGCGCACGTCCGTGCCCGCCGCGTGCGGCCTGACGATGTTGTTGACGGAGCGGGTGACGATCAGCGACTGGGGGAAGCCGGTCGTCCCGTCTCCGATGACCTGGGTGACCCGCATGACCTCGCCTCCGCACGTGATGTCGAAGGGCATGTCGGCCGGGTCGGTGGTCCACGGCGGACCGGCGGTGGTGGACACCGGCAGGTGCGTCTCCTCCGCGCTGACGTCGAACGCCAGCTCGCTGCCCGCGGTGTCGGCGCGGTCCGGGGCGGACGGGTCCACCTCGTCCGGGGCCTGCTCGGCGACCACGCCCACGGTCCACGCCGAGGCCGGCGTGCAGGTGAGCGTCAGGTCCCACACGTAGGCGCCGATCCTCTCCTCGTAGCCCTGGACGATCAGGTCCAGGTCCTGGGCCTGGGTCCAGTGCGGCGGGTGGAGGATGCGGACGCGGTCCCCGGCGTCGAGGCCGAGGATCGCCGGGATGTGTTGGCGCATCCTGGGGTTGGCGAGGTTGAGCCGGATGGTCGGCCAGCGCAGTTCGTCCACCGTGCCGAGGTGGAGCCTCCACCCGGCCTGGTCGGCGAGCTGGTCGTCCGAGGCCAGGGACACGGTGACGGACTCGTCGTAGCGGCCGACGACGTTCACGCCCAGGGGGCCGTCCTCGTCCACCACGTGTGCGCTGCTGCCGTGGTCGCGTTTGACCTCGACGTCGTTGCGCAGACCCTGGTCGTCGTCCACGGGCTCCACCGGGTCGGAGATGTGCCCGGCGGCGTAGTCCAGCGTGATGACCGGCGGCCGGTTGTACAGGTCCTTGCGGGCCCGGTACAGCAGACCCAGCTGATCCCGCGGCTCCCCCGGCACGCCCAGGTCCGCGTCCATGGCCGCGCCGACCCCGTCCAGGAACGTGCCCTCCGGCTCCGGCCCCAGCTCCGTGTCAGCGTCCCCGACCACCAGTACGGGCACCTGCTCGTCCACGGACAGGCGGGAGAGACGGTCGGCGGTGGTCTCCCCGGTGTAGCCGTGCGCGGTCAGGAAGTACGCCGTCGCCGAGTGGGACCCCCACGCGGTGATGTGGCCGATCGCCAGGTCCCCCAGCTCCGTGCCGAAGGTCGTGTCGATGTGCCTCAGCGTCCCGACCGGGATGCCCGGGGCCTGGACGGTCTGCCACCAGGCATCCTCGAAGTCCAGGATGCGCAGCTCCACCCGCGGCCCCTCCGCAGGCGTCCATCCCCGTAGGCGCATCCGGGCCCACTGGCCGATCTGGCGTGGCGCTGTGCTGTCGGCGTAGAACGTGCTGGCGCTCTTCTCGGCGCCGTCCAGGTCGTAGGTGTACAGGCCCATGATCGGCCGGCCGTCCGTGTACCGGAGGATCGCTACGCGCATGCGCAGCGTGGACGTGTAGACGGTCAGCAGCTCCTGGCGCTCGGTGGTGTTGGGGGCCTCTGCCAGCCGGTACAGCATGTTCACCTCCCACGCCCCGCTGCTGGCGGCGGGGATGGGCCCGGACCGGATGCGCGCGCCCGGGAGGACCTCCGGCAGGGGGCCGGACGCGGGCAGGCTGTCCTCCTCCGCGTAGGCCAGGCCCGTGGTGATCAGCGGCCCGGCGTGCCCGGTGACCTCGGCGGCCTGGGTGGAGAGCTGGCCGTCCTCCATGGGCCAGTACGCCAGCGGCCGGTACCCGGGGATGCCGCGCCGGAGCGCGGACTGGAGCGGCTTCGCGCCCTGGCCCAGGCGGCGCCCGATGCCCGCGGCCTGGATGGGCACCCACACGTCGTTGTCGGACAGGTCCCACCGGGGCGGCCACGAGGAGATCTCCCCGACGAACCGCACTCCGGTGTCCTCGGGGACCACCGTGGTCAGGCGGATGTTGCGGTAGGACGCCGTGGTCGGCAGGGGCGTGCGGTCCGCGTCGGGGGTGATGCGCGAGTGCAGGGTCATCAGCCCGGCGGTGGTGTGCTCGGCCAGGTACCCCTGGGCCAGCCACGTCGGCGGCTCCGGCTGCCCGGCGGGCCAGACCTTCATCTTCAGCTCGGGACCCACCGCGTAGGCGCGGATGGACAGCCACTCCCCGGGGGCGTAGGTGACGCCCTGGGCGACCACGTCCACCGGAGTGATCTGGGTGTAGGTGGCCCCCACGGAATGCCCGATGTCCGCCCCCACGTAGGAGCGGCCGTCCGGGGCGCCGGAGTAGGCGCGGATGGACACGCCCATGCGGATGGCGTGGGTCTGCCCGCCGGAGGTGGTGAAGCGGCGCACGTCCGCGGCGATGTAGACCGCGCCCTGGAGGCTGCCCTGGGGCAGGCGGTCCAGCGAGATGTCCCACGTCGCGTCGAAGTCAGCGGGCAGGGCGGTGGTGGTCATGCCGACGAAGCTGTTGATGCCGGTCATGCGCAGGTGCCCGGCTCCGCTGGACACGCTCACCTGGGCGGCGGTGCCGGAGGTCTGCGTCCACGCCTGGCCGGTGTCGGCGGTGCCCCATCCGCCGGTGACGGCCCGGTCGAAGGCGTCGGCAAGCAGGGTCACGCCGGGGTCGGGCAGGTCGGCGGCGCGCACCCGGATCGGCGTGTTGCGGCCGATGCGCCCGTAGTACGGCGACATGGGGTTGCGCGGGCTGTAGCGGCCGTGGCGGTTGTTCAGCAGCAGCGACAGCGAGGACGGGTCCGCGCGCGCCGCCTCGTCCGCCCGGCCCCGGCGGATCATCAGGTCCTCGGACGTGCGCACATCCCCCGTGACGGGCACCCACTCGTCGCCGAGGCCCAGCTCGACCGTGAGACGGGGCGGGAACGTCGGCGGGCGCGAGACGGCGATCTCCACCGGCGGGGCCGCCAGCGGCAACGTCGCCGAGACCGGCACGAGAGCGTTGCGCCCCACCCCAGCCGGGGCGGCCTCCACGCCCAGGGCCCCGGCGGCGGACACGGTGGCGTGCCGGGTGAGCGTCACCGACCCGGCCAGCGGCAGGGACGCCTCGGCAACGATCTGGTCGGGGCCCAGGTCCGCGGTCACGGTCGCGGCCCCGGACAGGGGCAGGACCCCCTCGGCAGACAGCTGGTGGTGCGTCGGCCAGGGCCCCAGCCACTCGCCCTCACCGATCCGGATCTGGTCGACGTAGGGCGTGGGCGCGGAGGCGATGCCCGCCCCCTGGGTGAACACCTGCCCGACCGTGCTGCCCGCTGCACGCAGCTCGGAGTACTCGTAGTCGGGCTCCCCGGTGCTGTGGATGTCGGTCCAGTAGAGCCGGTACGCCATCCGCTCCAGGGTCGCGGAGATCTCCACCCGCACCCACCGGCCGATCACGTTCGCCTGGACCAGGGCCGTGGGGATGGCGTGGGTGCCCAGCAGGTACTGGCTGGACTCGGTGGCCATGTAGAACTCGGTGACGATGTTCGCGTCACGGAGCCGGATCCACGTGCCCTGCCGGAGCAGCAGGTAGAACGACGCCGAGTAGGCGTTCGCGGCGGCCGGGTTGTACAGCCACACGTCGCCGTGCGGGCTGCCGGTGTCGGTGCCCAGGCGTAGGGACGACCGCCCCATCACGGCCTGGTCGCCGTAGCGGACCGCGTTCGCGGGGGCGTTGTTGCGAATCCCGGCGATGGGGTCGCCGTAGGCCGCGCTGTTGGCGACCGTGACGCTCTGCCCCGGCGTGCCGTCGAAGCTGTTGGCCCAGACCACGGCCATGACGGTGCCCCTTCCTACTCGGAGGCGATGGCCGCGGCCAGGACGCCGGTGGCCATGTCCAGGCTCAGCGGCTCCACCGTCGCGGTCCCCGGGGACGGGAACGGTTGCGGCGTCGCCGCCGCGATGCCGCCCAGCCACTCCCCGGACCCCGACCACAGACCGACGTGGGTGACCCTCCCGTCCGACCCGAGGCCGGGCACGTCGAACACCAGGGCGTCCGAGGCGCGCACGGCCCCGTTGGCGGGGGCCTGCCACGTCACCGGCAGACGGGTGTAGTCGCCACCGGATACCTCCGAGCCGCCAGTGGTGCCGGGGTCAGCGGTGTGCAAAGACACCTCCACGGCGGTGGTCGCGGCGGCGGCCAGCATCGGGTGATACAGAGCGGTGGTGAAGGCCACGGCGGGCCCCTTTCTGGTGGTTAGCGGGTTCCGAACGCGAGCTGGACGTCGCCGCGACCCTCGGCGCGGACCATGCGGCGGACGAGCTTCTTCCACTGCTCGTCGGCGCCGGTGACGTCCAGGACGAGCCGGTCTTCCCGGCCGCCGGTGTGGCGCACGGAGGCGCTGACGTTGGACGGGATGGCCTTGGTGACGTCGCCCAGGGTGGAGCGCAGGGCGGGCAGGCTGCCCTCGATGCCGCGCGACAGGCCGCCCATGATCGCCGCGCCGGTCGGCTCCAACAGGCGCATGTCCACGCGCATGGGGCCCTTCCAGTTCGGGATCATGTTCGTGATCTCGCTGAACTTCGAGCGCAGCGAGCCGATCATGCCGGTGACGCCGTTGATCAGGCCCTGGATGATGTTGCGTCCGGCGCTGACCAGCAGGCTGCCGAGGTTGCCCAGGGCCGACTTGATGCGCCCGGGGATGCCGCGCACGAACGAGATCAGGGCGGCGACGGTGGCCACGACCCGCCTGTGCATGCCCGTCACGGCGTTGACCACGAAGTTCTTCGCGGCGTTGAACCCGTTGGACAGGAACGTCTTGACCTTGTTGACGCCGTTCGACAGGAACGCGACCAGCCCGTTCCACAGCGCGGACACCTTGGCCTTGATCCACGACCAGGCGGCGGCGGTGAACGCCTTGATCTGCTCCCAGTGGGAGATGATGATGCCCACCGGGTGGTAGGTCATGAACAGGTTCACGACCCAGTTCCACGCCGTGGAGATGGCGTTCTTGATCCACTCCCACGCGGCGGTGAGCCCGGCCAGGATCGACGCCCACAGTCCCGCCAGGAACTCCTTGATGGCGTTCCACGCGGTGACCGTGGCGGCCCTGACCCACTCCCACGCCACGGTGATCGCGGCCACGATCTGGTCCCAGTACAGGATGATCAACGCCACCAGGGCGATCACCGCCATGATGATCCACCCGATCGGGCCCATGCCCATCAGCCAGCCCGCGAGCATCCGCGCGCCCATGATCAGCGCCTGCACGCCGAGCTTGCCCATGGCCATGGCGACCTTGCCCAGCGGTCCACCGATGGCCTTGACCGCGGGGGCGATGCCCTTGACGATGCCGACCAGCGCGGTCAGCTTCCCCACGACCGGGCCGAGGATGACCGCCCACGCGATGATCGCGGCGGCGTTCTCCTGGACCGGGCCGGGCAGGGACTGGAACAGGCCCAGCAGGGTGCCGATGACGCTGAGGATCTGCGGCATCGTGGCGAGCAGCTGCTCGCCTGCTGCCGACAGCACGTCGAACAGCTGCCCGATGGCCTCTTGGCCCTGAGTGCTGGTCGCCCACGCCCGGAACCGTTCGGTGAGCTGTTCGATGGTGTCGAGCAGGCCCTGACCGCCGCCGGACGCAGCCCCGAACAGCGACCCCAACCCCATGGCGAGGTTGCCGACGATGGTGCCGAGCTGGGCCAAGATGTCACCGGCGGAGGTGACGATCTCGGACAGGCGGGCCGCGCCGGCCTCGGTGCCCAGGAACGCGGTCGCGGCCTCGGTGGCACCGGTCGCCCACTCGGTGAAGCGGGTGACCAGCGGCAGCCCGGCCGCGGAGAGCTGAAGAAGCAGGGTGAGCAGCGGCCCCAACAGCCCGCCGAAGCTTTCGGTGGCGGCGGCGGTGCCGTCGAAGGTGTCGGCCAGTGCTCCCTTGAACAGGGGCGTATTCATCGCCGTCATGGCCTCGGTGGCCAAGCTGTTCAGGGAGTCGGCGACGCGGGTCATGCCGCGTTCCAGGGTCGGCATGATGCCGCCGCCCAGGGCGGTCAGCTCCTCGCCGAGCCCTGCGAACAGGCGCTGCTGGACCGCCTGCTGGATGGGTGTGAACTGCTCGCGCAGCCCCGCCCAGGAACGGACGAACTGCTGTGCGGAGGGGGCCAGGCCCTGGAGGGCTTCCTCCAGGGCAGCCGCGTCACCGGAGGCGACGGCGGCCATGGCGTCCCCCATGCCCGCCAGCCCGGCCGAGAGGACCGCCAGCGCGGCCCCGGCGATCGCGGCGGCGGCCGGGAGCGCCAGCAGCGCAGCGGAGGCCGGGCCCAGCGCGGCGGTCAGCGCGACCGCCGACGCGCCCAGGGTCGCGAACCCCGCGATCTTCGACAGGGTGGAGAGCTTCTCGGCGCGGCGGGCCAGCTCGTCCATGCCGCGGATGGCGCGCTTGATGCCCTTGTCGAACTTCTTGCCGTCCAGCCCCAGCTTCACCAGCAAGGACGCGATCGTGTTGGCCACAGGGGTCACCCCCTTCGGCTCAGGTCACGCTGCGGAACTTGCGGCGGCGCGGCTTCTCACCATCTGTGGTGGTGCCGCCCATGGCGTCGTTGGCAGCGCGGATCGCCGCCCACATGTCCTCGTCGGTCTGCGGGCGGGTGTGGTCCCAGTCGGGCAGGAACTTCTCCACCGGGATGGGCGCCTTGCCCTTGGGCCGGTTGGTGTTGGCGATCATCGCCATGATCATCGCGGTGTGGATGTCGTCGCGGCGCTGGCCCAGCGGGCCGGTGATGCGCTCGTAGGCCATCCATCCCGACAGCTCCCGCGAAGAGATCCGCGAGAGCATCTCGTGCAGGGTGCCGATCTTCAGGTGCCCGGCCAGCCGGTAGTAGAACTCCAGCTCAGGCCGGGCCCTTATTCCCCCGCCAGCTCCTCGGCGTCCTCGTCGGTCAGGCCGGACAGGCGCTGGGCGACCTCAGCGATCACCGACAGGGCGGCCGAGGACTTGCTGCCGAGCTTGGCGACGTCGCTCTGCCCGAACATCAGCGCTCCGGTGTTGGGGTCGATGACGGAGGCGACGACCAGGCGGGCACGGAAGTTGTCGAAGTTCTTCTTCTTGCCGGAGCCGCCGCGGGCGAACCCGGCCAGTTCGGCCTCGAAGCGGTCGCGTTCGCGGCCAGTGAGCGCCTGGACGCGCACGCTGCCCTTCCACTGGGGAACGTAGACGTCCTCGGTCTCGATGTCGTTGACGTCGAAGATCGCGTCCTTGGACAGGAACGCGGCCTCGGTCGGTTCGGTCAGCTCGGCGGTGGTGGTGTCGGTCATCGGTGTGGGTATCCGTTCAGGTCAAAGGGTGGGTGGGATGCGCCCTACGG